TGGCTTGCGCCTGGCTCTCGCGCGCCATCGCCAAGGGCGTCGCTCACGTGTGGGTCGATTACTCGGCCGAGGTTCCCGCCGCGACCCTGGCCGAGCAGCACCAGGCCGGCAATCGCCCACTGCTCAAGCTGCTTGACCTGTCGAGCGTCATCGCTGGCAATGCCAACGAAGCCGGGCAGATCAAGCACCTGCGCATCCGCGACCTGGAGATCTACTCCGAAGGCTACGCCGAGCGCGAGCGGCCGCGAATCATCGAGTTCAACCTTCAGCCTGGCGGTGGATACGTTCGCACGGTCTGGAAGGTGATAAAGAACGGAGGCGACTGGGAGAAGATCGAGGAAGGCGAGTTTTCGCTGCCCGAGCTGCCGCTGGTGACGCTCAACCTCGGACACCTTGGGCGCTTCGAGGCCGAGCCGCCGCTGCAATCGCTGGCCGAGATCGAGGCCGCGCATTTCCAGCAGACTTCCGACCACGAGAACAACCTCGCCTCGAGCGTGGGCGGCCTCTTCTTCGCCGGCGCGAGCGAGGACGAGGTGTCTAAGGGCATCGTGCTCGGGCCGAACACGCTCAACGCCAGCCGCGACCCGAACGCCAAGCTGACGTTCGTTGAGCCCACCGGCGCCTGCTTGGAGCGGCGCGCAGAGTGGATCGCGCGGCTCGAAAGCAAGATGCGTGAGCTGGGCGCGCGCCCGATGGTCGAGCAGGCGGCCGCCAGGACCGCAACCGAGGTGAACAGCGGCGACAAGCGCTCGCAGACGGTCCTCCAATCGTGGGTGCGGCTGCTCGAGTCGCGTCTTGTCGAGGCCCTGCGCTTCGCCGCAATGTGGACTGGCGAGGCGCTCCCCGTAGACTTCGCGGTCGAGTGCTACTCCGATTGGAACTCGACCCTGGCGCAAGCTGAGCATCTGCGCACGCTCGAAGCCGGCCGCGCGCGGAAGGACATCGACCGCAAGACCTACCTGAACGAGCTGCAACGCCGCGGCGTCCTCGGCGAGTCGGTCAACGTCCAGGAGGTCATCGAGCTTGCCGAAGCCGAGGGCGAGCTGCCGGACATGCCGGACCTCGGCGACAACCCGCCGCCCCTGGGCCAGCCTGAGCCCCCGCAATGACCGACAACAAGACCGCGGCCGAGATCCTCCTGGACCAGATCATCCGGCGCCAGATCGTGGCGCTGCGGGTCCGGGAGGGCTTCGCGCGTGAGCAGTCGCGGTTCTTTGACATGGAGTTTGCGCGGCCCCTGTTGGCCGAGGTCATGGCCAGGCTGCCGAACGTTCCGCAGCTCGGCCAGGACATCAGCGAGGCCACGAGCAAGCGCCTGGCGGCCCTGTACGAGAAGCTCGACAACATGACCGACGAGGCCTATTCGTCGATGCGAGGTGCTGCGCAGAAGACGCTCCTCACGATCGCCAAGGTCGAATCGAGCTGGGCCGCATCTGCGCTTGCCCGATCGGTTCCGATCGAATTCTCGTTCCAGAAGGCCTCTCCCGATTACCTTCGATCGATTGTCAGAGCGCGCCCGTTCCAGGGGAAGGTGCTCAAGGCGTGGTACTCCGAGCTTGGAGATGCGACCAAGGCGCGCGTGCGTTCGGAGATCCAGCAGGGACTCCAGACCGGCCAGAGCGTCACGGACATCGCCAAGCGGCTCAGCGGGACCAAGGCAGCCGGCTATCAGGATGGGGCTCTGGCGATCAGCCGGCGGCATGCGGAGACGATCGCGGCGACGGCCGCCAACCACGTTTCGACGCACGCCAGGCAGGCCACCTACGAAGCCAACGCGGCGCTCATTAAGGGCTATCGGTTCGTCGCCACGCTGGACAGCCAGACCTCGAAGGTTTGCGCCAGCCTCGACCAAAAGACGTTCGAGCTGGGCAAGGGCCCGATGCCGCCGATGCACATGCGCTGCCGCTCGAGCACCGTGCCTTGGCTCAAGAGCCTCCGCGAGCTAGGCATCGACGTTGACGATGCACCGCCAGGCGCGAGGGCTTCGATGAACGGCGCGGTCCCTGGCGACCTCAGCTTCGAGAGGTGGCTCAAGCAACAGCCTGAGGAGTTCCAGCGCAAGTGGCTGGGTCAGGGGCGATTCGAACTGTGGAGCAAGGGCTTGTCCATCGGCGACATGATCGGGCCCGGCCTTAAGCCGCTGCCGTTGTCGGCGCTGACCGCGGACTGAAAGCCAAACGCGGGCCAAACGCAAGCTTGGCGAGTGCGCGCCGCGCCTAAGACGGGGCAGCCGCGGCGCGTAGGCAGGGCCTTCGTTGCGCGCGGCGCTCCCGTTCTCTGCGGCCTGTGGCCGTGGGCAGTGCCCGAACGCCTCGAATGTCTCTGAAACTCCAACTCGCCAGCAAAGACGGCGTGCCCGAGGGGCTCGCCCAATTCGTCAAGACCGACGGCAACGCCACGATCCTCGAGCTTCCCGATGGGTGGGGCATCGACAACGTGTCGGGTCTGCGGTCCAAAAACAGCGAACTGCTGGGCGAAGTCCGCCAGCTCAAGTCGAAGCTCGACCCGATCAAAGACCTCGATCCGTCCGACGTGCAAGCGAAGCTCGCGCGCCTGGCTGAGCTCGAGGCGCAACCTCCCGGCAGTGGCATCAAGGCCATCGAGGAGGCCCGCAAGCAGCTCGAGTCCCAGTACCGCAAGGATCTGGACCAGACCAAGGCCGAGGTGCTGACGCTGCGCGAAGAGCGCAAGCGCGCCGCGCTCGCCCAGGCGGAAGCCCAGGCGCTGCGCGAGAGCAAGCACAAGCCGCTGCCCGGTGTCGAGTACCTGCTCCGCGAGCACCTGAGCGTGCTCGAAGAGGACGGGCAGCTCCACGTCGTAGTGGTCGATCCCGCGAGCCGCAGGCCTCGCGTCACGACCAAGCCCGGCGGCTCTGGCTACATGCGCGCCGACGAGCTGATCGAAGAGCTGGCGACCAACGAGCGATTCGGCCACCTGTTCCAGGGGAACGGCAAGGTCGGAGCTGGAGTCACGGGACGCAACGGGGCTGCTGTGCCCAATCCCTGGATGAAAGGCCAGGTGAACGTCACGAAGCAGATGGAGCTGATGAGCACAAACCCCGACCTCGCCAACCAGCTCAAGGCGCAAGCCGCTTCGAGCAAGTGACCACCTACTGACAGATGGCAACCGCAGTCACCAACGTGATCGTTCCGAGTGTGTTCGGCCAGTACATGGCCGAGCAGTCCACTCTCTCCTCTCGAATCATCCGCAGCGGCATCGCCCAAGCGGACTCGAGCATCGGAGCGCTCTTTCCCAACTCCTCGGGCATCATCGCCCGAATTCCCTTCTGGCAGCCGCTGGCCGACGCTGCCGCCAACGCTTCCAGCGACACCCTGGCCAACTCGGCGACCCCGCGGACTCTGACCGCTGACGATCAGATCTGCCGCCGCATCGACCGCAACGACTCGTGGCGCACGATGGACCTGGCCGTGATGCTGGCCGGGGACGACCCCTTCGGCGCCCTGCTGTATGGCAACGGCGCAATGCAGGGTGGCGCGATGGAGTGGCTGTTCCAGCAGCAGCAGCGAGACCTCGTTGCGACCCTCACGGGTGTCGTTGCGGACAACATCGCCAACGACTCGGGGGACATGGTGTTTACCGTCGGCGTCACCGGCACTTCTGCCGCCGGCGCTGCCGCTGCAACCGACAAGATCAGCCCGACCGCGATCGCTCTTTCCCGCCTGACCCGCGGGGACAAGGGCATGCAAGCGCCGATCTTCGTCTGCCACTCGGTTGTGGCCGCCGAGCTGGCGATTCAGGGCCTGCTCCAGAAGATCGACTCCAACGGCCGCGTGCTGTCGGAGTTCGAGTCGCTGTCCACCCAGACGCTGAACTACAGCCAAGCGCTGGGCATGACCATCTTCATCGACGACCGCTGCCCCGCGGTGGCCGACGGCGCCTCGCGCACCATGTACACCAGCTACCTGGTGGAGCCTGGCTTCATCCGGTACGCGCCGCTGGTGCCGAAGGTCCCGATCGAGTTCGACCGCCTGCCGCTTGTCGGCGATGGCGGCGGCGCGGATCAGATCACGATCCGCTTCGGCTACGTGATGCACCCGACCGGTTTCGAGTGCACGGTCTCCACTCCGACGATCTCTGCCGCCACCCTGGCGACCGCCACGACCTGGAACCGGGTTTGGGGCCGCAAAAACATCGGCTTCGTCGCCATCCGCTCGAACGGCTGATCCCCATGACTGAACAACTCGACTTCTCGGAATGCGTCCAGCGCAAGCTGGCGGAAGAGCGCGCCGCGCTTCAGCTGCGCGCTCAGGCCCAAGCGGCAAACTCGCCCGAGGGCATCAGCAAGGCGATGCAGGCCGAAATCGCTGCTGTCGAGGCTCGCCTTGCCAAGCAGATCGATTCGGTCTTCGCCAAGATCGAGGCCGTGATCAAGGCCAAGGGCTGACCTGACGGATGGCGCGCCCGCTGCTCCTGAACCAGGCGATCCTCGAGGACTTTGAGTCGGGGATCCCTTTCAAAAATCTGTTTCTCCAGAGCCGCCCCTGGCTCAGCGAAGCAGCGGGCACCTTCGGTCTTTTCGTTAGCAACGGCGGCACCGTTGCGACCGACGCGAACGGCTGGCAGACGCTCTCTGCCGGCCAGCGCGCGGGAACACTCATGTGCCGTGAGCTGCAAGTGTCCGGCGTGGACGGGGCTGGCCTGTACCCGCCGGGCAACTACGTTCTCACCTACACGGGCGTAGGCCGCATCATCCTGGGATTCGACGCTGTGCCCCAGGAGAAAGAATCGAACAACCTCTGGGCCAAGCCGCAGAGCCCTGGGCGGATTCTGTTCAGCGTCCCGGCGGCAACCGGCGCGGGCATCTATCTGGGGATCGACGAGCAGGACGCGGGGAACCCGGTCCGCAATATCGTCGTCACGCGCACCGAGTTCGAGGGGACGCTCGCCGCGAACCCGTGGGACCCGGCGTTCCTGATCGACATGGCGCCGTTCTCGTGCCAGCGGGTAATGAACTGGCAGCGGATCAACTATCACCCGTACGCCAACTGGAGCGACCGCGCGACGCTTTCCAGCGCACGCTACACCACGCGCCGCGGCGTGCCGTTGGAGCTGCTGATCGACCTGGCGAATCGCACCGGGGACGATCTGTACGTCTGCATCCCGCACAAGTACACGGACGCGGCTGTCCAGTCGATGGGGGACCTCATCAACTCGACGCTGAATCCGCAGATCAACGTATGGGTCGAGTACTCCAACGAGATCTGGAACTCGCTATTTGACTTCAACCCTGGTTTTTCAGACTGGGACGCGAGCGACGGCCAGGGCGCCTACTGCGAGACCCAAGGCCTCGCGCTTAGCCTTGACGCAAACGCATACCAGGCACGGCTCAAGTTCTACTCGCGGCGCGCACGGCAGGTGCTTGGGATCTTCCGCGCCCGATTCTCGAACCCTGCGCGCGTCAAGCGCGTAATCGGCGGCCACCACGAAGGCGACGACTCGAACAACAACACGATCCTCGACTTCGAGTCGGCAAGCTCGAACGCTGAGGCCTTCGCCACTGCGCCGTACTGGGGTGACAACTCTGGCGGCCTGGCGAACGCGCAGAACACGATCAACTCGATGCAGACCGACCTGAACGGCACGGTCAGCGCGAAGATCGCAGACCACAAGGCGCGCTCATCGTCCCGCGGGCTCCAGTACATCTACTACGAGGGGGGCACGTCCCCGATCCCGACGAACGGCGCGCAGGTGGAGGTCGTCAAGGAAGCCCT